TCTCCCTCCGCAATTCTGCGAAGAGTGGGTCAGGTGAGTTTCTCAACTACCAGTTTGGTTGGCTTCCCTTGGTGAGCGATGTTACCGATTTTATCGGTGCCGTCACTCATATGGATAAACTGTTGCAACAGTATATCCGTGATAATGGCCAAGTGGTCAGACGTAGGTTTACTTTTCCACCAGAGATCACCGTCTCGGAAGTAACGGTGGCTAGTCAAGTTTGGCCCTACTTGGGCTCGAACAACACTAGCTTGCTAAATACGAGCGGTGGTTTACCACGTGGTGATGTCATCCGTCGTCGTCAAACGACGATTAACCGATGGTTCTCAGGTGCGTTCGTGTATCATCTCCCGATGACTTTCTTTCGGGACTTGTATACTCCGTTCGCATCCGACTTCCAAGTTTATCGTAAGATACTTGGAGCCGACCTGACACCTGAGGTTATTTGGGAACTCACCCCGTGGAGCTGGGCTATCGACTGGTTTTCCAATGTTGGCGATGTCATTACGAACGCCAACTCTTGGGCCAACGATGGTCTTGTTATGAAGTATGGATACATCATGGAACATTCAATTGTTCATGATATCTATACTTTCGTCGGTCCCACCAACATTCGCGGTGGATCAACCGTACGACCTCCCGACATCAATCTCGTTGTTGAAACGAAGTTGCGTCGGAAGGCAAACCCCTTTGGGTTCGGACTTACCATGGGAGGTCTTTCGACCCTCCAGAAGTCCATTCTTGCCGCTGTCGGGTTAACCCGTCTGCGGTAAGAGATGAACGTGATGCGTCCAACGCCATTGGGGCTCAAGAACTGAGCCCTAGGAGTGATGCCTATGGCATTTACCGATCCCCAATCCATCACCATCAGTGCGGCGACTACGCCTCTGCCGAAAACTTTTTCGTCAGGGGACGAGTCTGCTTACACTTCTGCTGATGGGCTGATCAGGCTTTCGGTGAACCATTCCCTCGTCAAACAGGGAAGAGCTCGCCGAGTCCTGAGGATCGACCATTCGAAAGTCACCTCGGATCCGTTCAAGCCTTCGGAAAACGTGAAGGTATCGATGGCGAATTACATCGTCTTCGACCTTCCGCCCGCTGGCTATACGAACACCGAGGCGCTGGCGGTTTACACGGGTTTCAAAACCCTGTTTACCACCGGCTCCGATGCGCTCATCGCCAAGTTGCTTGGCGGTGAGTCGTAGTGAGGTCCGGGTCGGAAAACTCGTGACTGAACCCTTTTCAGGGGAAAAGTACACAAGCTACCGGGCCGGACGTCGTGTCGGTGCGGACGACCATTCTGGATTGGACATTCACATTTCAGTGAGTTATAAAACTCTACTGATTGTGTTTGCACTTTTCACAGTGGCTGGCCGTACTCTCAATCTTGTTATTGATACTTTTATAGTACAGTAACAAGTAGGCTGCACCCTTAATCGGGTGTCACTCCGTGGTATCTAGTAACTTCATTCACCCTCTCCCAAAGGAGACTTGCTTTTGAGTTCCAATTTGCGCCCCGAGGAATCGGGTGAGGTGACACTGTCGCTTGAAAAAGCGCAGATGTATGCCTTTTCCTTCATTCCCTGGGATGCCTCCGTTGAGGAAGCTCGTGGTTGGCTTATGGGTCAAATTGACCCTCGCCGTCACGGTCTTTCTACTGCGGACCTGGGCTTCATTTGCAAGGTTCACGCCGAGGACCAATTGGTCCAGTCGTGGCGAGTGAATGAGGCCAACCGCGCAGCCAAGGCTGCCCAGTTGAACTAGACGTAGATGTCATCAGGCTAGGCATTTGGCTACCCCCTATTAAAGGAGGGCCAATGAAAAGGCTGATGTCACTCTGGTCCAGGTTAGCAGCGGAAGCTGCTGACCAATGCTGCACTAGCGCCAGCCATGACATTAATACCGTCATGGCTCGTGTCGAACATGAGGGGTTGTCGTTTTTAACGATTACCCTACCTGACCTGGGAAAATCGGCCCAAAGCTGGTTGGACCAAGGTCGGGTGACTAGCCACCCCGCGTTCTGCAATGAACGCGGGGGAAGTTTCCCCCGATTTCTCGGAGGTTTCTTCAGTCGTGTGTTCGACCGGAGTAGTGGCCTGTTACTCGATGATCCTTGCGTGGAATCCATTCGAGCCATTCGTCAGCTAACGCTGATGTTTGGCAAGATGACTCTACCGTGCTCCCCAGCACGACAGAGGAAGGCTCTACGCAATTATCTCGAGTGTGAGCTCGAAGTGCGAGAGTCTGACCGTTCTATCTCTGAGAGAGATCTCAGGGAGTTTGAACTTATGTCAGATTTGTTATTCGCGCCCCTCTTTTCCAAGATAGACAGAGATGTCTACTATGGTAGAGTTGTGCCGAAACATGGTCCTGGATCTACTGCTGATGGTCTCTCCGGAAACGGAAAGTATCGTCAGGAGACTTGGACCACTCGTCTCGAACAAGCCGGTTTAACAGCTGGCGAGAATCTCCTTCCTAACTGGCGGTATTTTAGTCAGTTGTCAGGAGTTCACTTCGAC